CCCATTTTATCATCATCATCGTGGTATGATTTATCTTTGTCTTTATCTTTTTCTTTTGGCTTATGACCACCTTTCGCAATAATTTCTGTTAATGTACCAATTGCACTAGCCATTTTTTCTACATCTGTCATTGAATATTCCTCCTTTTTATTCCTTGCATTGTAAAGCGAATTGCACACAGCAAACCTTTGACCTCTTTTAGGATAATCAGTTACAGATGTTTCATCACCCATACATCTTTCTAAAAAGTCTTCTCTTTTTTCTTTATTTCTTGGTTTAACTAATGGCATATTTATTTTTTAAATTTTTTAATTAATTTTTCTGACCATTTATATTTATCATTTGATTTGCAAAGACCGAAGCCTACAATCATTCCTATAATAAATTCCATAATATCCTCCTATAAAAAATCAGGTGTAGTATAAATTACTGAACACCTGCAATTTATCGTTTCCCCTGGTGAACCTGCTGGGTCGCCTGGGTATTTTAATCTTTCACCACCTACAACGAATTTTTGGTCTAAAGGTATTCGCTGACCACTTGCGATTGAGTGTGTTACTCTTGTTCTTGCATCTTGAATTGCAATCCACTCTTTCTGTGTACCTGAAATATTCATGTTCTCAGCTACAGTTTCGTTTGCCCAAGAAGCAGTTCTATGAGTCTCAGTTCTAGCTATCAAGTTAGCTCGATAAGCACCAAAACCCAAAATGGTATTTCGTAACGCATTACCTGTCTGCTCTGTAGACAAACCCTCGTTAAAACTATTATTTATAACATTTTGGATTCTAAGTCTAGTTGTTTCGTTAATATCTGTAATCAAAGTTCCAACATTATCTTCAATGTATTGATTCAATTTTCTATCAAACTCAGAGTCAAAATCTTTCACATTTTGCATTCTATCTAGTGCATAGTTCTTAAAAGCATTGGCTATTATAGTATATTGAACACGAGCTATATTTTGCAAAATAGTTTTATTTTTATTCATATCTAACGATATTAGAAAAAAAGACCCTGTTTGCCATGTATCAAATATCTCTTTTGATAAGTTTTTATAATATGATTTGAGTCTAAGCTCCCATTGTTTGATAAATGGCTCTCTGAGTCTATTTTGTCTGTGCCACTCTCTTTCTGCTACCTTTTTAACACCAAATAACTCAACTTGTTTTTGATTAAGAAACATTAGTGCAAAGTCCTTTTAGTATTGTCAGGTGCTAAAAGTATGTCTGTAAAATCTATTTGCTTAGTTATAAAAATATATGATGCAACTTCTAAGGCTTGTTCTTTTGTTGGAAGTGATTCGATTCTAATTACAATATTACATCTATCGATGGATTTATCCTCTTCAATAAACAGCTTTGTTTGTATATCTTTCATTATGTTGCTAAAGGATGTCCTGATGGTAATAAATCTAAGTCAAACTTTCCCCCTTGGAATCTGCCTGTTCTTACTGCGAATAAAAACGCATTTACCCGGGCATAAGCCCATTGGTCTTCGCTTCTTACTCCAGGTCTAACTGAGGCAGGATTATTTCTGTATGCACCTACACCTCTTCTAAACACAGCTCCAAGCATTCTTACATTTACTCTTTTGCCTGGTTTATCACCATGTTTATCATTGTGTTCATCAACTTTCTTTTTGAGTGCTTCTTTTACCCTAGCTGATAATTGTTTTTCTTCGTCAAACTCTTGTGTTGCCTCAAATTCAATTAAGTCATCATAATTTTTTCTACCCTCTTGTTTTTTGATAACTTCTAAAACAACATCTTTCATTCCCTGTTTGCCTAAAGTGCCTATGACTCCCCACTTCATTTGTGCAACTACTCCTGCTATTGTGCTTAAATTTGGTTCTTTACCTCTTTTAAACTGCGCACCATCTTGGAAGTGTCTTGCAGCCCAAGCCTCTCTTTCTTTAATCCAACTTAGTACACCTTCAGTTTCAGCACCATCTTTTGCTCGACCCCATAAAATAAATGCCTCGTTCCCTCTGATATTTCCTCCAGCTCGCCATACTTTTGAATTTGATGTTTTGACATTGTTAGCAAAATTGTAATCAAACTGTGGGTAGTTACTGTTTCTTAAAGAAATTTTTTTGTTATCACCTCGTTTTGGAAAATTTGTAATCTCTTGTTTCTGTTCGCTTAGATCTGTATTTTCTACATCCTCGTTAGCTAAGTTAGTTGGTTCTTCAGGTATATCCTCATCTACACTTGGCTGCGCCTCATCACCTGCAACATTTAAAGGCATTAGAGTAGCAGGTACTAATAAACTATCTGCGCCAGGTATTGGCTCGTAACCTAATTGTTCTCTAGCTTCGTTTCTTGTTAAAATACCATTTTGAACACCTTGTGTAACAGACTCAAATACTCTTGTTCTTTGCTCTGCCATTGCAGGTATAGAATCAATATCGTATCTAAGTTCTAAATCATCACCAAATCTAGGTACTAACCACTCATTCATATCAGATTGTATTCTATCTAATAGTGGTATGATTGTTTCGTTAAATAAAGCTAGTTTAGCTTCAGCAAAATTAGAATAAGTTTGTGCATCTGGTATTCCTATAAGCTGTGATGGAACACCAAAAATTAATGCAATATCTTTTGCTGACATATTTTTGAGTTGTATGAAGTCCATATCTTTTGGACTTAGACCCATTTCTTTCCAATCAAAGTCACCCTCTAACAACATTGGTTTACCTGCGTTACCTGTTCCACTAAATCTTTGTGTTAGGTCATTCATGAGTTGGTTTCTTTGTAAATCAGATAATTGTATTTGCGCACCTGTTGGGTCTTTTGGTTTGAATATAACTGCACCACTTGGCCTTGCACCATTTTGTAATAAATTTACATTGTGTTTGTTTGCTAGGTTATGTTGGTCAATATCTGTTGCAGCAGATGATATAGGTGATAGCCCATAGTAATCATCCATTGGATTAAATAATTTTATGTGTTTGATTTTTGATTTACCTGTGCCAGGGTCTACTTCATAACTCTCAATTGTTTGACCACTAATTACATAATTGTAAGCTTCAGGTATTGCTCTTCTTGAACCTTTAATTCTAATTCTATCAGGTCTTAATGTATAAAGTTCTACAGGCGGTACATTATCTGCACCACTTTCTAAAATGTAGCTGTTACCTGAAATCAATAAATATGAATATAAACTTTGAAAAAATTCTACTTGTCCTTGGACAGGGTTTGGATTGTATAATAAATCTAATAGTGGGTGTTCTTCTATGAGTTGGTCACCTCTAAATAACTCTATTGAAACTCTACTTGCATTGTTAGCTATTAGGTCAATACATTTTTTTACAATTGCATTTTCTGTGTAGCCCTCTGTAGCTAATTGGTCGTATCTAGTTTTTTGTTGATAGTCTACACCTAGATTATTGTAGTAAACAACAGGTGCTTCTTTAACTTCTTGTTTTGGTTGTGGTTTGTTTTTTACAAATACATTTTTAATGTCGTCAAATATTGCCATTAACTTACTCTCCAATATGCGCTACCACTTCGTAGACTCAAATCTGTTAATGCCCAAACCAAAGCATCTAATCTATCAGGAGAGCCAATATAACTGACAGGATTATAATTACACATTTGATCTTCCAAAAAAGGAAGCGGCTTTTCATGTTTAACTCGTTTTTGTTCATACAATGCACTCACAGGTTCTGCTCTCAAATATTTTCCCTTTGTAGCTCTTACACTACTGTATGGAACATTAACATCTATATCCCTTATCACTTTTTCGACAAGATCGCCACCATTATTTACCTCAGCAATAATTCTATCTGCATCATATTTATAAAAATTTTCAATTGCGACTCTAGCCCAGGCATTTGGACTAAATTTACCTGACAAATCTTCTCTAATATAAAAATTTTTTTCAGCTGTAATAGATGCAACTATGATTCCTGTTTCGTTACTTCCTTTTGAGTGTGTAACTGCAGGGTCAATTGCAACAACTGTTCTTGAGTATTGTTGAGGTTTTTCGCCACTTTTAACTAAAGCATCTTGTATCATTGCTCTTGTCCACAATGCACCCTCTACATCTTCTAATACTTCAGCAAATAATTCTTGCCTACCTAATCTTGTTCCCTCGTATTTTTCTTTCAATTTATCTACAGCTGAGGCTGCAAGGTTTGCAACATTATCAAATGTGCTACCTCTAGTAATATGTATATCTTTTGCTTTTAAGAGTCCTTTTACAAGATCTGTAGGCTTAGGTGTTGTTGTAATTATACATTGAGGTTTATCACCTAAACGCAAACCAAACAATAATTGGTCGTATGTTTCTGGGTCTCTCCAACTGCCCAGCTCATCACACCAGGCTCTATGAAACTGGGGACCACGCAATCTGTCTGGCTGCTCTGCAGAAAAAGTTTTATAAATAGTGCCATTGTTGAGTTTTAGCTCACCAATACTCCGGTTCCAGTTTTCAACCAGGCTAGGATCTATACAGCTTAGCAGCCCTGATACCCCCTCAATACAAGTATCCCTACCATCCCCAAATGTTGGTGTTACTATTGCTATCCTAGAATTAGGCTTTGTAAGGCCATAAAAAGCTACATCTTGCGCCCCTGTACGAGTTTTACCCCAGCCTCTACCAGCCAGGACAAGCCAGGTGTTCCAGTCGCCTTTAGGAGTCTTTTGGTTGCTCCTTGCTGTTTTCCACCAATTCAGTTGGTTTAGTAATATTTTTTGGTTCGGTATATCCAATCTCGTCAAATACTCGTCGGATTTCAATAAGTTGCTTTTTATCATCAAAGAGTTTTTCACCATCCTTACCTGTTATTTCTAGGTGGTTTTTCTCTCGCCACCCTGCTTGTGTTTTAAGCCAAAATATTTGTGCTGTTACATTACCATCTTTTGCACTTTTGAAAAGAGCCTGGCTAACTATTGCATTAGCTTTAGCCTTACTAATATCAAGCTCCTCCCTATAGTGTTTTCTTAGTGTAGGCTCAGATATTTTTAAAACCCTAGCTATTCTTGATTGTGGCACACCTGCAATTACTAAAGCCTCTACATTTTTTGCATCTGATTCGGTTCTATTGTATTCAGGTCGCCCTGGAGTTGTATTATCCATACCCTTTTTTATATCCGAAAAATATTATTTTACCAAGGAAATTAATAGTTTTTCATACATTTTGGGGTTGAAAATAGCACATATACACGAAAATAATTATGTTCCTACCTTGTTCTAGTAATAATAATTATTAGAATCTATTAGAAACTATTGACTCAAAGCATAGAATCGATGTAGTATTAGTTATGAGAAAAAACATAGATAAATGGACAGCAAACAAAGCAATTACATTTGTTATTGTTTTATTCTTTTTATACTTAATACTAACTAAATAAGGAGTCAAAATGGAAAAAAGATATACGATACATTATACAAAAAAACATACTGACGAAGTACATACAAAAGTAGTTATTTTGCTTAATGGCAACTTAAAAGATTTGTTTATAGAAGTTGACAAACTTAAAAGCAAAGAATGTTTATATAACGATAACATTTTAGATATAGCAGAAGGGGGTTTAGCATAATGGGTAATTTAATAGATAAACAAATTTGGGTTAAGCCTACAATTTGTAAAAGTGAAATAAAGTATTGTGATAAAGGTAATTTCTTTTACGCAAAATGGAATGAGAGTGGCACTAAGCATATTATGGCAAAACACACATACGATGAAGTTTGCCATGGTTTAGAAAAACAAGGCTACGATATATTAAATGAAGATGGGTCTTTGTTTGATTATAGAGAGGGGGCATAATGAAAAATACTAGCATATATGAGAGTGATATTATTACTAAGCACAACTTAACATTTGAGTTTACTGCTTGTTGTGGTGCTGACTCAAAAGGTTTGAATGGTTATGTTGGTTGTAGGTCTTGTGGCAGAGTTATTACTGATAGGTTTAGTGATGGTGATGAGAAAAGTTTTTTATCTTTTTGTAAAACAAAAGAGAAGAATCGTTTTACTAATGAGTTGAAAAAACTAAAAAAAGAAAACGAAATCACAAAGATTTATAGTTATAGGTTTATGAAAGATGAATCTTTTGATGATTATAAAGTGCAAAGTTGGATAAGTGATATACCTAAGTTTGAAAACAATGGTTTACAAGCATTAGATAAAGCAAAAATACATTTAGCTGACTATGTGAAAGCAAAAAATTTGGACTCAACTAAGTACAATGTAGAAGAGAGAGTGAGTTACAAATATAAAAGAAAGGGTGGTAAATGATGAAACTAGAGTTAAAAAACATAAAGGTATGTAAGTGGGCTAGTGAAGAAACACATTGCTATCAAGCGGTAGTATATGTAAATGGAAAACCTGCTATTGAAGTAAGCAACGAGGGTCATGGTGGTGAAGATAATCAAGACCCAATTGAAACTTCTAAAAAAGATATTGTAGGTGAGGTAAATACATGGTGCGAAAATAACTTACCTAAGTGGAAAGCAAGTGATGGCGAAATGATACCTACAAGTTTGGCTATATGGTGTTGTGATGAAGTAAATAAACACTTAGTTCAAAAAGCACATAAATCATCTTTTAATAGAAATATTAAAAAGAAAATTATGTACATTGAAAATGATAAGTTAGAGGGTGTGTATTTTAAAAATACTAATGTTTTAACAGAAAAACATTTTGAATTTTTTAAAAAGAAGTACCCACATAGAAAACCATTAAACTTTATGCCTAAGCAAAAGGCATTTGAGTTATATGCTAAATATATGGATAAAGTATGAAACTAAACAAATATGATTTAGCAATTGTGGGGGAAATGGTAACATTACTCTCACAAAAATGTGAGCCTAAGGCTTGTAGTGATGTAGTTCAAGATAGAGTAAATGGTTATCCTAAATACAAAATATCTATAGACCAAGGCAAAATAGATAGTTTTATAAAAAGATTACAAAAAAACGAATTAAAGACTTTTGGTTTCAAAGGCGGAAATCCAACAAAAGATTAATTAATTCTATCAAAGGTGGTAATATTGTGATAGTATTACCGCCTTTTTTACTTTCCAAATAACCTATAATTAGATACAAAGTCTTATGTTAAGGCTTTTAGACCTTTTTTCAGGTATAGGTGGTTTCAGCTTAGGTTTAGAATCTACAGGGTTTTTTAAAACAATAGCATTTTGTGAAAAAGATGAATTTTGTAAAAAAGTCCTTAATAAACATTGGAGTCAAATACCAATATACGATGATATAAAAACTATAAATGCAGGACAAATTTCAGCAGACATTGTTTCAGGCGGATTCCCATGCCAACCTTTCTCAGTCGCAGGTAAACAACGAGGAAAGCAAGATGACCGCTACTTATGGCCTGAAATGCTTAGAGTTGTTACCGAAGTCAAACCGAGGTGGTTTATTGGAGAAAATGTGTCAGGTCTTATTAACATCAACGAGGGCATGGTACTCAGACAGGTGTGTGATGATTTGGAAAAACAAGGTTTCCAAGTCCAATGTTTTGTTATACCTGCTTCAGGCATCGGTGCGTGGCATCAAAGAAAAAGAGTATGGATTATTGGCCACTCCTACGAAAATGGACTTCTTGCCACCGAGAAGCAAAGAGGGGACCTTAAAACATTTACAAGCGAGAAAAGGAAGAATGAGACCAGGCAATTTACGAGAACAACTAGACCCAACAACAATGAGTATGTACCCAACACCGACAACAAACGAAGCGGAACATCCACAAATGATTTTGAACGAAAAGGGAAGACGACTACCAACGAAAGGAAAAACAGACCATTCTTTGAATCTAGCAGATACAGTAAGGCTTTATCCAACACCGAGGAGTTGCGAGTTGGAGGGAGGTGTAGTCAAAAATGTGGAGCTTGTAAAGGGGAGCTTCAGCAGAAAAAACAAAAAAGGAGTGAGATTTGGAGTGAAGCTAAAGGATGCTATTCACAAAATGTATGGCACTCCGAAAGCACAAGACGAAAGGGCAGCATTGACAGACAGAGGCAAAGGGAATTTTGGGGAACAAGTTCATCAGGAGTACAATGCAAAAGAAGTTGGTGGGAGGTTGAATCCTTCTTTTGTGGAGTTCCTCATGGGTTATCCGCAAGATTGGACAAAGATAGAAGCAAAAGAATCCAAAGTCTCGGAAACTCAATCGTACCACAAATTGCAAGAGAAATAGGTTTAGCTATAATGGAGGCAGAAAATGGAAATTAAAAATTTAGATATAAATTTAATATTACCTTACAAAAATAACCCAAGAAAAATATCAGATACAGCTATAGAGAAAGTTGCTAATTCAATAAAAAATTTTGGTTTTAGACAACCAATTGTTGTAGATAAAAACAATATTGTTGTAGTAGGTCATACAAGATTACAAGCTAGTAGGAAGTTGGGTTTGCAGCAAGTTCCTGTTTTAGTAGCTGATAACTTATCTGAAGACCAAATAAATGCTTATAGACTTGCAGATAATCGTACAAATGAAGAGTCACAATGGCAAAATGATTTACTCAAACTTGAATTACAAGATTTACAATTTAAAAACTTTGATTTGAACCTTACAGCTTTCGACGATTTTGAGCTTGATGACTTATTATTTGAGGAAAAATATGGATTAACTGATGATGATGCAGCACCTGAAGTTCCAAAAGAAGCAAAAACTCAATATGGACAGGTGTTCAAATTGGGTCATCATAAATTAATATGTGGTGATTCAAGTAAAATAGAAGATTTACAAAAGATAATGACTAATGAATTAGCTGATATGGTTTTTACAGACCCACCTTATGGTATAGATTATTCAGGTGGTAGGACTCAGGTTGTAGCTAATAAAGAATATGGCAAAATAATGAATGATACTTTGCAGGGTGATGAGTTAGGTGGACTAATAGCAAATATGTTTAAATTTGTTAAAAATGAGGCAGATTATTATATTTGTGTTTCACCATTAGAACAAAAACCATTTTTAGATATTTTAAAAAAACAAAACAAAAAATTAGATGCAGTAATTGTTTGGGATAAAAAAAACCCAGGCTTAGGCTACATGATGTATAGAAGACAATGTGAATTTATTTTATATGTAAGGGGTAAGCCTTTTAAAAAAGGGGATACATCTGATTTTGATTTGTGGCGAATATCTAAGGACAATACTCAAAAATATTTGCATGGCACTCAGAAACCTGTACAGCTTAGCACCAGGGCTATAAAAAATTCTTCAAAAGAAAATGATTTAGTTCTAGATGTTTTTGGTGGTTCAGGTAGCACAATGATAGCTTGTGAAAAAACAAATAGAAAATGTTATACCATTGAGCTAGATCCTGCTTTTTGTGATGTAATAATCAAAAGATGGGAAGATTACACAGGTAAAAAAGCAGAGCTTATTTCTTGAGTTCTAAAGGTATATCTTTAAATTTATGTTTTAACCAAACATTACCTTTGCCATCTGTATATTCGATGTTGTGTCCCTCTTCTCCTATTCTTTTAAGCTCAATACCATTATGAATTACTTTAGGTTCTGGTATATCTACAGGTTTGTTTGTTTCCTCATCTTTCCACCTTTCTTCTCTTATCCAAGTAGATACATGGGGTATAAATTTAAGTTCATTGGTTTTAGCAGCCAAACGATTAAAGTGACCTGCTAGTTCTTTAGGGTCAAAGTGTTCTAACTCAGTCCTTTTATAAATTTCCCAGGCTTTTTTCTTAGAACCCCTTTTTCTAGTTATATTAGCCCAAAAGGTTTCAAAGCTGTTTAATATATTATCATTAGGACTAGGACTAGGTCTAAGTCTAGGAGCTACACTTTTGCTACCATTAAAAAACGATTTTGCTAGACCACCCAATGCACCTGACCTTGATTTTTCTTCGTATTTATTAATTAAATACTGCAATTCTTCAACTACCTTTTTGTTTACCCAACTATCATCGCCATCAGGCTCAGTAATAAAAAATTCATCTAACACTTCATTTACTAATTTCCTTGTTTTTTCATCGTTTGCATTACAAATACTATATGCTTGGTTTGTACTGAAAGGCTTTGCATGTTTTGTCCAATGAAAACATAACAGCTTTATGTACATTCCTGTTTTTTCGTTACTAATATGTACTGTTTCAGCTACAAAAGAAGTTGTAAACAACTGCATTGCAGGAAATTTCTCTACTTTGTTTCTCATAACCACCTTTTTTGTTAAATTTTATAATGTTTGAGCAATATATCATCTAATTGTTTTTTTAAACTCTCAATTTCACCTTTTAAAATGTAATGTGGAGTTTTGAGTTGATTACTTTTTTCTAACCAGGCTTTTTGACTACTAAATAATGTGCCTTTTTTAGTTTTTAGCTCTATATATACTATTTTGCCATTTTTAAACTCTAGCACTAAATCAGGGCATCCGCTACGCAAACCTAGGTTGTATAAAAATATTTTTTGCCTTGGTGTTCTAGCACCTTGATTCGGTACATGAAAGAATCGTAAGTTTTGTAGATTCTTTGATTCGAGGTATTTTACAAGGTTTATTTGTAAAGAGTACTCTTTCACTTCCTTAATTCTTTTATTGTTCTTTTAACCTTAGCTACATAATCTTTATCTGTTGCAAATTTAGATATATAGTTTGTTAAAGATAAAACATTTATGTAATTATTATCTAACATTTTTTTACGCATTTTCCTGAAATCAGCAAAGGCTGCAGAGTTATTTAAAATTTTTATGTAGTATCTAACGCAGGAACATTTAGATTCAAAAACCTTAATACCAAAAGTTTGGTCTTTAGTATCAAATGGTTTGATGTGTTTTTCTTTAAGATTCCAGGTTCTAATACCAAATAGATTATTACCTTGCTTAGCAAACCTAGATTTACCATAATTAGATTCAAGGACAGCCTGGGCTATAATTAGTTCAGTTGGTATTCTTTCATATTTATGTAAGCCTAAATTTATAAAATTTATACAGCTTTGTAGTTCTTTTATGAATTGTTCATTAGTTTCGTAAACAAATTCAGGCTCATAAAGGGCTATTTCCTTAGCTTCTTCTATGTATTTTGACTCAATATTGTACTCAATTTTTCTTACTTCTAAAAAATTAGGGTAAAAAGTACCTGTCCCAAAAGCTACAAGCAATAATATTAGGTAAAAAGACTTACCAATCAAAGTGCCTTTTGAATTTTTCATACAAACTTTTCCTTATTTTAGGATCTGGACTTTCAGCACAAAGACTTAATGCTTTTGCAATTGGGTTTATTTTATATAAATGCCAAAACATTCTTTCATTCATAGAGTGTTGTTCTTGATGATGTTCAATACAAAGTGGTGTTACAAAAGAATCACAGGGTTTTAGGCCAATACCGCCACCTGCGTAACGAATATGCGCTGATTGTACATCGTTTCTACCGCAAATTACACAACTATGTTGAGATACAAAAAATAAATGCTTTTTACTTCTTATCGGTTTTGTCTTTGTGTAAATCATAGTCTTCAATAACATATAAACTCCTTAGTTGATATATTATTTCTGATTTACCACCCTCGTTTTTACGAGTTTTTTCAGTATCAATAATTAGCCCTTGCAACTTCAATTCAGTAGTTCTAGGTCTGATTGATAAAATACTATAGCCTGTTCTAGTAGCTATTTCTGACCCTGTAAGCCCCTCAGGGTAAACTTTTTCAAGCTCAAGCAGTACAACTTTTTGTAATCTTTTTAATTTTTTATTTATATCGTTTGCTGACTTGACTGATGTTTTAACTTTTCTATGCCCTGCTTTATATGGGTATTTATCAAAATCAAAAACCCCCTGCATTATATCCTTTCCAACTTTTTTTATTTTTTTTAATAGGAGACCAAATCACTATATGTCTATAATAGTACCTTTCAGTAATACCAAATCTGTTCATATAAATTCCTTTATCAGATTTTATTTTTCTAGAGGTTCTTTTCCAATAGTAATTTCTATAATCATTATACTTTGGTCTAAATCTTTTTATTAGCTTATTTTCAACTTTTAGTGCTTTTTTTTTATCGCCTAATTCAAAAAATCTATATGAGTCAAACTCTTTTTTAGCAATAAAACCTTTACGATTAGCACTCATAAATGGGTCATACCAATTAGCATGAGTTTGTAATCTTCTTATTATATTATTAGTACAACCTATATAAATTAATTCATCTTTGTTAAATAAAAAGTAAACATTCCATTTTTCAGTATCAGTTTTTACAAACTTAATTAACTTATCTTTATTTATTTTCATTTATGTATTTATTAGCATCTTTTTCATTAACAAAAAACCTATTGGTAAAACCATAATTTGATTGATTTAATATTTTAAGAAGTTTTTTAATTTTTACTTTTTTAGGTTTTTTTTTGCCTGTACCAACTATGTAAATATAAATATCAGCTTTAGTTGTCATATTTTTTTACATATCTCCTTTTCCATCTGTTTCTTGATTTAAAAACTTTATCTTGTACATAACCTGCTTCTTCTAGATATTTACCATTTTCTTTTTTAAGAATATAAGTCCACATATATTTTATATTTTTAAAATATCTTTTTGTGAAGAAATCAACATATTCCATAATCTTACTAGGAAACTTCCAAGGTGTTGTCATATCGTAAGCTATAGGTATCTGACCTGTACCAATACTTCGTAAAACTACAATCGGTAAGTTTCTTAATGTAGGTCTATTTTTCTCTTGTGGATTATCTTCTGTTGGATGCCACCTTTTTAATTTCTTATGATCAAAGTTAGGATTAAAACACACTCTCCTTACTTCTAAAATTAAATTTCTTTCTTTACCTTTTGGTCTGCCACAAGGTTCACCAACAATAACTACACCAACTAATCTATAATAAGGACTATCTGCCCAAATACCAAAACTAAAAGTAATTTGCATTTTTGGTACAGGCTTATTATGTCTATGCCATTCTTTTACTGCTTTGTTAGCTAGATCATTATCTATTCTTTCAATAGTAATCATATTTGCTTTACCGCCCATACTATATGAGTCTTATGCTGAGTCTCACAAAAATTTTTAGGCACAAAAGATATTTTATACCTTTTTCTTATTTCGCACCAATCGTTCTTTTGTGGTCTGCCTAATCTATCATCGTAAGTGCGCCAACCATAAAGCTCTTTTGTTTCTGAATCTTCAAAAATATTCAAATAACAAATTGGTTCTATTCTATCTCTATCAGGTTCACTTACATCTATGGTATTTACAAACCTAACATTTCTTACAATTGTTTTTTTCATAAGCTCCTTTTTTAGTTGATTCGAATATATATTAGTTAGTATTAGAATCAAGTAATATTTATTACTTATAAATAGTCCATTATGGGTTTCTAGCTATAATTGTAATAGATACTAATAGATAATAATAATTTTTAGGGTTTACAAATATGCCTGGATAAGTATATGATGCGAATCAATGATAACAAAAAAACAAAAGGAGAACAAATGAACATCAAAACTAGAGTTTATGGAAAGCTAGTTACAGGTAAAAGTATGTTTGAGTGCCTGGTAAAAGGTTTGGGTTTTTTCCCATCGGTTGATAAAACAACTACTATTCCTCAAATAGAAAAACAAGTAGCTGCAAGATCCAATATTTTAGGTTCGCATGTAGAAAAGTTTATAAAAGAAAAAGCAAATATGAAAGGTGGTTTATAATGGGTTGGGATGATTTTGCTAATGGTGGTAGAGACTTATTAGATAACAGAGAAATAATTGATAACATGTCCAAACAAGATATTGGTAAAAAGGTTTGGGAGTGTGAAGAGGAGGTTACTTTTATTGTAAAATACAAAGTAGTTGCAAAAGATAGAAGTGAGCTCATAAGTAACAAGCCAGGGCTTTCGTTTTGTAATTTAGAAATAAAACAACACATGCGAGAAAATAACGATAATAAAAAAGATATGACTTATGATTACAGAATAAGATGTTGTGAGTCTAAGGAAATAAGTGAGCCTTTTGAGACTAGTGACCAAGTAGTTGAAAAGTTTGAAAAGGATGAAGATGGAAATGATATGAAATGGAGTGGGTATTTTGATATTGACCATAAATCAGGTTTTTAAGTTTCTACCTAGCGGTAGGAAAGTTAGGGGCGAGAAAACCTCCCTTGGGTTAGTCTTTAATTTGACAAGGTTTATCGCCCTTGACATAAAAGGTGGTATATGAGAAAACAATACGCAGGAGAGACAAATCCTCCTAATAAATTTTATGGGTGGAATTTGGTAGCAGTAATGCCCAAAAGGTATTCAGACTATCGAATCATTCTCAGTCTCCTTGCCTTGTTAGTTCCACCCTTTAATAATATCTATGGACATCTAATAAATATTAATTTACAAAATAACAAAGAAAGGAACAAATGAAACCAAAAGATAAAAAACAAAAGATGATTCAAATACCTTGCTCTGAAAAGGTATATGATAAAATCAAAAAGGAAGCTGAGACAAATAAAAGAACAATACCAAATCATATTAAGTTTTTACTAAATAAAATTAATTGGGAGGAATAGTGGAAGTTCTACTAATAGGTATTTTTTTAGCTTTGCTTTTGCTTTTAATATTCAAAGGCAATAAAAACACAATAGAGGATAATCATTTAACAAGAGCTAAAATAGAGGGTGGCTATAATCAACTTGCCCAATACCTAATTGAAATAGATGATGGACTTAAAGAATTTAACAAACTTTTTAAGGCTTATAAAAAAGAGCTTAAAATTTTAGTTACTATTATTGATGAGCTTTCAACTACTATGAATTTAAAGACCTATAAAGAAAAACAAAAATTTTATACTGATGTTGTAAAAAAGATTAATAAATTTTCAAAAGTAAAACCAAAACTAACGATTGTAACTAACAAAAAGGAGCAAAAAAATGATAAAACAACCTGACCCAATAAATATAAAATTAGGTGCTGAATTGAGAAGACTTCGTGAATCAAGAAAGTTGACTCAGACAATAGTTGCAAATGCACTTAATGTAACATTTCAACAAATACAAAAATACGAAAAAGGTACAAATGGTATGAGTGCAAGTAGATTTTTACAAGTTTGTATGTTTTTTAAGATAACTCCTACAGAGTTTGCCACTCAAGCACGAGTAATTGTTTCAAATACAAGATATTATACAAAAACAATTACCGAAGTACCAATAGAAAGAATCACTAATTATACATTAGCTGTAAACAAAGATGAAAAAGAAGAAGAAAAAAAAGATTGATGTATTTAGTCTTTTAAAAAAGGCTAAACCAATGCGTAAGACTACCTTGCGCTTTTTTAAGGTAGATTTAACAAAAAAAGGAGTAAAGGATGAAAAAGGCAATAATATTATTAAGTTTATTATTTCTGACTAATTGTGCTTATAAACCTGCAATTAATCCTGAAGCTAGTAGAGATCCGCACACAGGCGATAATATAGCAGGAAAATACTATTATCACTTAGCTACTTGCGAGGATATGTGGGAAAAAAACACAAATATATCATTAATAAAACGACAAGGTTCTTTCACTAGAAAATGTATGAAAGACTTTGGGTATAAACTTTTATATTACAAATAATGAGTAGTAAAAAAAAGTTACAGGATTATTTTGATAAAATTGTAAATTTTGGAAAGATTTTGCTAGATCCCACAAAATTTCAGCAATTCCAGGATGATTCTAAAAAAATAAACTTATTTTTATCTAATTTAGATAAGGATACGCAGGTTATTACTGATAATAAGCAACTGCTGCAGATAATGTTTGATAATACTTGTAATCAAATAATAAATCTTAACAAACAACTAGATAACAATTTAGATGTGATAAAACTTTTACAAAAAGTTGACGAAGACCCTGCAGATATGGTTAGCCAAGAAAAATTAGTGAAGTTGCGTAAAGAAGTTGGTATATTATGAGTAATGAATCACAATGAACAAAAAGAGGATGATAAATACATTAAATGCCCTACTTGTAAAGGTAGAGGATTTTATAGTGTTGATTACCATTTTGTTGAAGAGGAAACCTGGGCAAAATGCGATGATTGTGATGGAAAAGGTAAAATAAAAAAATAACAAAAAAGGAAAAAATGAAACTACAAACCGCAAGAATATTTATAAAAAAAATAAATAATTTAGTAAATGAGTTTGAAAACTATATATCTTTAAATGAGTTATTAGACTCTGACTCAGATACTATTCATAAGGAAAATTTAAAAAATACAATAAAAGCTATAGAAGATAAGCAGGAAGCTACAGATCCTTTAAGACTGCCTGATGCAAATAGCTTAACTGATAGTCCTTTAGATGATTTGGCAAATATAGTTGGAACAAAATGGATTAAAGGTGGATAGTGAAAACAAAACCATGGAAAGAATTATCAAAAGGTGAGCAAAATCAATATTACTATATATGGTTAGGCTATAGTAAAATGACAAATAAATGGGATATGCCTAACGAGTACCAAGAAGAATGTAAAAAAAGAGAAGAACAAGAAAACAAAAAAAAGGAAAATGAGTATGGAAAAAACAAATATTATAGATATTGAAAATTTTAAGCATAGTGCAAGTTCAGTAAATTCTTTTATACAGAATCCATCTAAATGGCTTTGTAGTTATGGTTTAAAACTTAAAGAACCTAGCAACCCTGCAATGACTCGTGGTAAATTAGCTGAGTTTGGTGCTTATTACAAAATTAAAAGAGGTATGCAACAAAAAGATGATACAGCTTTTGCTAAATTGATTAAATGGCAGTTTAAAAGAAATAAATTTTTAAATGCTGCAGGTGAGATTGAAAATGCTATAGCAATTGCAAAAAAGTTTGAAAAACTTCTTTATGAAAGGCAGTTTAGAACCATTATAAGTTATCAAAAGCATATTGTTCAAAATGTAAATGGCCTTAACTTTCCAATAAATATATATAATGACTTCGAGTTTGAAAATATGATTGTAGATACTAAATCTACATTAAAATGCCCTAGCACACCATATCCTAAAGATTTGAGGCAGGTTTCAATATATTCAAAGCTAATTGGTAAACCTGTAACACTTTTATATGCAACACCTAAGAAACACCTTTGGTATGAGCTTACAGCTGAGGAGGTGGATAAGTATTATGAAGAGGTTTGTATTAACTTCAAACAATTAGAGAATTACATTATGACATGTAATAATAGCTTAGAACAAGCTATAAAAATAACACCGCTTGATACAACACCAAGACCTTTCAAGTGGGATGATAACATAAAACAGGAGGCGGAAAAAATATGGAAAAAAGTAAACAAACAACTATAGATGAAATATCATTTAAGTTGTCTCAGCCATTTCCAAAAGAAGATATACATTGGAGAATAGGCAGAAAAGGAAGACCAGGCACAGCTTTAGCTCTAGCTTACATTACATCTAGAATGGTTATGAACAGGCTTGATGAAGTAGTTGGTACTGAAAATTGGCAATCTAAACACATAGCTTATGGTCCTAAAACTATTTGTCATATAGGTATTAAATTAAATGGCGAGTGGGTATGGAAATCAGATGGTGCAGGTGATAGTAATTTTGAACCTGAAAAAGGTGGTATATCTGATTCTTTAAAAAGGGCTGCAGTACAATGGGGTATAGGAAGATATTTATACTCTTTTCCACCTATATTTGCTAAAACTATTACTGACCCTGATGATGGTCAAACAAAAATAGATAAAAAAGATGCTTGGTTAAAGCACGATATTAAAAAAGGAGGTAAACAATAATGAAAAAAGGCGGACAAAATGTAGATAAACTTAGCTTTAGTTGTTTCAAAGTTAAGGATAGGAAAGGTTTAGGACCTAGCCAC